CTATTACGAGAGTGTTGGTTGGAGTGTTGGCAAGTCAAAGATGAAAGACTGGAAGGCTGCTGTAAGGACTTGGGAAAGAAGAAGGAAGACCGAGTCTGCACCTGCTGTTGATTTTGACCAGTACGAAGGTGTCTCATGAAGACCTTGAATAGTATCGACCTTCTGAAAGATCCTGAATACATAGAGTTTACTGGCGTGCAAGAAAGCCAAAACATACTATCTGCGACTGAGCTTGCCGATGTAGCTGTTGAATCATTCAGTCAGCAAGATGCAAACACAGGCTTGAAGCTGCCGTTCCCTAAGACGCACGATGACTTTGCTTTAAGGCCCGGTGAGGTCACGCTATGGACAGGCATCAATGGTCACGGTAAGTCGCAAATACTAAACCAGATATGTGCGCTAACTATGCCTGTAAGCAAGTGGCTCATAGCTTCACTAGAGATGCCCTTAAGGTCAACAGTGAATAGAATGGTAAAACAAATGGGTGGATTGGCAAATCCATCAGAAGACTATATTCGCAAGTTGATTAAGAAAACGGATGGTCAAGTCTGGCTTTACGATCAGATTGATACAGTTGAGTCTAGCAGGATTTTAGGGCTGGTGGATTACGCGGCAAACAAGCTAGGTGTTGAGCATATTATTATTGATTCACTTGTTAAATGCGGGCTAGGGCTTGATGACTACAATGCACAAAAGAATTTCGTCGACAGGCTTGCATGGTCTGCAAGAAGAAACAATGTTCATATACACTTAGTTCACCATATCAGAAAGTCAGAAAGAGAAGGCAAGATGCCAGACAAGTTTGATGTTAAGGGCGCTGGTGAGATTGTTGACCTTGTGGATAACCTAGTTATATTTCATAGAAACAAGGATAAAGAAGACCAGTGCAGGATTCTAACGGCTAAACACGACAAGACTGACAACGACATGAAGCAGCTTAAAAAGCTAGAGGGTATCCCAGACAATGTTATTTACATCGCAAAGCAGCGTCACGGAACAGGAAAAGAAGGAAAGTATGGTGTTTATCATGAGCCAAACTCTTTGCAGTACCTTTCATCACCAAAAGCAAGACCATTTAACTTATGAGCAAAATCACTAAAAGCGCAAAAGGTGAAGAATGTGCGGTCCGTCTACAGGGAATATGTAACGGTAACCCGGAGACAACAGTATTCGCACACATAAATGGTGGCGGAATGGGCAGGAAATATAGCGACTTGCATGGTGCTTACGCTTGCTCAGACTGTCATGCTTGGCTTGATGGCGGCTATGCAAATGATCCAAACGCAAACAGAGACAAAAGAGATTATGAGCATCTGTATGCAATGTTTAGGACACAAATTAAACTGCTAGAGAAGGGTTTAATTAAGATATGAAAACAATAAGTCCATGCTGCAAGGCACCATTCTCACTGTTTGTCAGCTTAAATAAAAAGAAGTGCAGCGAGTGCGGAAAATGGTATGAATGGAAACTAGGCGAAAAACAAAAACCAATTTTTGATGGGAAACACGAATGATAAGCAAAGAAAGAGCGCAGCAGTTGTTCAATTACAATAGACTGAGTGGCGAGATAAAATGGAAAGTAAACTTCAATCCTAGAGCAAAGAAAGGTAGTGTAGCAGGCTATATTGATCAAAAAGGTTATAGACAGATAACTATTTTAGGTAAAAAGTACACGGCACAAAAAATTGCATGGATATATATAAACGGAAGATACAAGGGTCAGCTTGAAAACATAGATGGAAATATACTCAACAATGCAATTCAAAACCTAAAACTTAAATAAATGTTAATATACAAAAGGTTATTATATGGGAATTGGTTATGAGCAATCAAAATGACTACATAAAGTTACTGCAGTTCTGCACAACAAATAGACAAAGGGAAGTAGTAGAAGCACTGCACAGTCAAGGTAGTTATGGAAAGGCGGCAAAATCACTAGGATGCGCAAAAAGCACAGTGGGGCAGACCATAGAAAGGCTAAAACACTCGGCAGCTAGGCGCGGCTGGTCGCCTGAGCATGATATGACTAAGACAGTCCCTGAGGGTTTTCATCTCAAAGGAACGTCAACGCTTTACGATAAAGAAGGGAAGCAAGTTCTACAGTGGTCAAAGACAAGCATAGACCACAAAAAGCAACAACAACTAATGGAAGCAGCCATACAAGCACTGGCAGAAGAAATACCAAGAGCAGAAAAAACGAAAACACCTGAAGCATCACAAGAAAACCTTATAAACGTTTACACAATAACTGACTATCACTTCGGAATGTTAGCATGGGGAGAGGAAGCAGGTGAAGACTGGGACACGGATATAGCTGAGCAAACACTACTGGCATGGTTCTCACAGGCCATTAAATTGTCACCTGATACAAACAAAGCAGTGTTTGCCAACATAGGCGACTTTTTACACTGGGATGGTTTTGATGCGGTAACGCCTGCCAGTAAGCACGTTCTAGATGCCGACACTAGATTCCAAAAGCTGGTCAGAGTTGTCATTAGGGTTATCAGGCAAGTTGTTAGTATGCTCTTACATAAGCATCAAGAGCTTCACATAATCATGGCTGATGCCAATCACGATCCAGCAAGCGGTGTATGGCTAAGAGAGTTTTTAAGTGCTTTTTACGACAACGAGCCAAGAATAACAGTCGATAACACAGCAGATAGTTACTACTGCCACGTATTTGGCAAGGTCTCATTGTTCTGGCATCATGGTCACAAGAAGAAGCCAGAGAGTATTGACGATGTTTTTGTTGCAAAGTTCAGGTCTGTATTTGGGGATACGAAGTTTTCTTATGCTCATATGGGGCACATGCACCATGACAAGCTACTAGAGACAAATCTTATGACAGTGGAGCAGCACAGAACGCTAGCAGCAAACGATGCTTACGCTAGCAGAGGTGGATGGATAAGCGGCAGAGGAGCAAAAGTTATAACCTATCATGCTAGTTATGGGGAAGTTAGCAGGGTGTCTATTACACCCGATATGTTAAAGGGGTAGCCAATGTTTAAGAGAAGCAAGTACGGGGCGAAAAAACACATCCTAACTATTGATGGCCAAGAAGAAAAGTTCGATTCAAAATTAGAAGCTGATAGGTATATGTTTTTGCTTGAACAAGAATTTAGAGGTGAAATATCTGCGCTAAGCCGTCAACCTAAGTTTACTCTGCAAGAAAAGTTTAAGGCTGGGAAGAAGTCAATAAGGGCAATTCATTATGTTGCTGACTTTATTTACACTAAAAACAATGAGCAAGTTGTTGAAGACGCGAAAGGATGGCGAACAACAGATTATAAGTTAAAGATGAAAATGTTTCTCAACACGCATAAGCAGTACAAATTTGTTGAGGTAGAAAAGAAACGTAAGGAATTTATAGAGGTGGAATATGAGCGTAGAGATACAAATTGAAAGGTTAGATTTAGACAGCGTATTGCAGACTGTAAACGATTTAAGAGCAGAGGGTGCCATAACTGAGCAAGAGTTAGGTGATGTAGCTATCGTTGCTCATCCCTATGAAATAAGAACGCTATGTGAAGAAATCAATGAAGCTGCTGGCTCTGGCCCGTACGAAATATCTAAATCAGAGATTATGGAGTTGATGACGGGCAACTCGTTCTTTTCGCTCTTGGGTGTTACAATAAGGCCAATTATACGAAAGGTAGAAACAAGTGAGCACTAGCACTATAGCTTTATCAGTCAACGAATACGTCAAGGTTAATCAAGGCTTAAACAGGCTTGTAATTGAAGCTAGGGAAGGCGAGATAAGGGTAGCTGTTACCCACAATCAACCAGCACCAAGCAACAAAGCCTATCATCGAGTGATTGATGGTGAGAAGCTAGAGCTGGTAGATATAGATCATGATGTATGGGTGTTTACTGCGTTCAAGGGTGCAAAAGCAGTAGTTACTGAATTGCCAGCCACACTATCAAGTGACTTTGATATTTTTGTTTCGGCGGGGCTTTCGGAGCATGCAAAGGTGGTAGATGTTTTCGGTGTAAACGAAGACGTAGGTACGACACAAGAAGATATATGGGGCGGTGGTGGCGTTTATCCATTCTTGGATACGGCTTCTACACTAGCCATCTCGTCAACTTCTGCCAATGACACACTGCTAGGATCGGGCGCGAGGGTTGCAAAGATAACAGGGCTTGATGCTTCTTACGCTGAGATAAGCGAAGAAATCAATTTGGCAGGCACTGTCAGTGTAACAACACAAAACAGCTACTTAAGAGTAAATGAATTTGAGATCATTGATGCTGGTTCTTATGGTGGTGCAGAAGGAAATGTAACGGCTTACGCTGGTAGCAATCTGCAATCTATAATTGTGAACGGACACAATACGTGTTTATCATCAGTCTATACAGTCCCAGCCGGATACATTGCTTTGATTTTTTCTATTGAGGTTTCAGTAGGAAAAAACAGAGAAGCGCTAGTAACATTAAGAGCAAGAGAATATGGCGGCGTATTCCATGCTGAGTCTGCTGCTAAAATATATCAACAGTCATATATGGAAAATAAAAAATTTGGCATGTACTTAGACGAGAAAACAGATATAAAAATGTCAGCAACAGCCGACAATCCAAACGCTTATTGTTCCTCAGAGGTCCAGCTTATATTACTAGATAAAGAGCATTACGGGGCTTAACATGGCGAACACAGCAC